TCAAACTGTCTTTTTCTGACCACCGACAACAGGAACAACCATCACTTTTCTGTCATATCGGGCGGTTTGAGTGATATTTTTATGCCCAGATATTTTCTGTTTTTCTGACAGTGGTCCATCGAGATCTGAAATACCTTTAGCCTTCAAATCATGAAAGGTGAAGTTAAAATTCAGGTGCGGGAATTTTTTAGCTGCAGCTTCTTTGGCTTTTCTCCAGCGACTGTTGAAACCATCCCGTGTATACCCGGATCCTCTGGATTGATGAAGTACATAAATACTGCTGATACCAGAATCAAGGGGGAGAGTATTACTCAGGTTTATAGCTGCATGCAGGCGCTCCGTCCATGCCTTTATTTGTGCTACACCTGTTTTTCCTTGCTTAATGTAAATACCATCCTCTGTTAATTGCGAATAAGTTAATGCCAAAACATCAGCTTGCCGGGCTGCGCAGAGATACGCTATTTCCATTGCTATCCTGACAACTACAGGGGATACGGAATAGAGCGCATTATATTCATCATCTGTAATATAGCGATCCCTGGCTTGCTCCTTGAATTGCCGCACACCTTTACATGGATTGCTTTTTACCAGTCCGCGCTCATAACCCCAGCCAAAAACACGGGATAGCAGCGTTTTTTCCCTGTTTGCCTGTGTCGGGCTTTTAGTGCCGCGCTTATCCATATATTTACGGATATGCTCAGGCTTTATATTATCAGGCTGCATTTTCCCGAATACAGGTAATAGCTTGCCGGAATATTTACGATAATCTTTCTGTGTTTCCGGTGACAGGTTAGTAAAGTCGGCGGAAATGAAAAATGAGTTAAACAATGCTGTCAATGTTGCCTCATTTTTCTGATCGTCTATCAGTTTTTCGTATGCTACCCATACCTCAGCCTGAGTACATGAAAAATCACAAAGCCGGATTGTTTTGTTATCCGGAGTAATAAATTCAAAAGCAGACCTGCCCCGTTTAACCCGCTTTGGCATCCAGTTATCAGCAGGGTTTTTCCTTTTCCTACCCATAATTACATAGCCCCGAAGTCAGGTTCTTCTGATGCTGGTAATGTCTACCGTTTAGCCAGCGGGCTATTAAAATGCGCCCAGGTCGTTTTCGGGTATCCATCCGGCCGCTTTATAAAAAAGATACCGGCACGCTCCAGGGCTTCGCACTGTTTTGACGGGAATTGATAGCCGGTCAGTTCTATCATTTCGTCCGGGGTAATTACGTCACTCTCGTTTTTCATTTTGGTCTTGCCTCATCATCAATAAAATAAGAAGGTCGGCTGTATCGCATGAGCGTTTAATATCTGCCGGAGTGCATGGTCTGTTTTTTACACTCGCAGCCAGGCGGCCTAATTTAATATCAAAGTCGGTCAGTAATTGTTGTCCTGGTTGCCACGGTTCCATGATGCTTTCCCCTGTAATGGTATTGGCATCATGGTAATCACCGTGGCGAAATAAAACTGATTATGCTTAATCAACTTTTTGTCTGAGCAAAATCGGCCGAAATAATTTCATCGATCAGATAGCACTCTGACAAAATCCCCTTCACGGTCAGTGTTTCTTTATCCATCAGGCAGTTTTTTTCATCCGGATAAACGTAGCCGTAGGGCTGGTACTCGCAGCTGGTGGCAGAGCAAATCAGCATGAACAATCCGTATATCATTTGCTTTCATCCTTCTGCTGCGGTTCGTTACGGGCCTCAATTTTCACCTGCGGAGGCAGGTCGTAATACACATCACACCGACGGTCTGTATGGATGTAGCCGTGACTACCGTCAGGGAACGTGAGCTTTACCGGTCGGTCTTTGTAGTGTTGGTGTTTTAGCATTGGTCTGCCTTATCATGACATGTCACACTGAAACAAAGTGCCCGATTGTCGGGCACGGTGGGTAATTACCGGACCATCAGTGAACGTTCACCAATTTCAATTCGGGCGCCAGGGACTTCAATACCATTTTCCAGCGCTTCTTTGATGGCTTTTTTATCCGGTGACACGATGGTTTGTACATCAACGAGTGAATCAGGGATAAGTGATTCATCGTCAATGACTACTGATGCCCGACCTTTTGCCGCGGTAAATGTGTTTTTCACTGTTTTCAGCTTGTCCTGGCCGGATGCCAGTAAGCAGGTTAGTGCATATTTTTTCAGGTCTTTGGCCTGACGCTTAAATGACTTTTCACGATCCGCCAGGCGTTTGGCTTCTTCACCCAGCGTATTTGCCTGCCCTTCAAGGTTACGGACGTGGATCATAATCGCGTCCAGTTTATCGCCGAGCGCGCCTTCGATACCTTCCAGTGTGTCGGCTATATCTTCCGGGGTGAATTCACCAGTCTCTACCAGTCGTTGCAGCTTTTCATAGTCTGCGGCTAATGCGATTGCGGTTGTACTCATTGGTCTGCCTCTTGTTTTTCAGTCAGTTTGGTTAAACACTCTTTCTCAATTTCTGTCAGGCGGCGCAGGCGGCCGGACAGGTATCCTGCATATTCGTTGTCACCGCGCGATTTGGCGCTGTTAAGATGTGCGGATATTTCGCGGGTAAGGGTGGATGCGATACCGCGTAATTCGTTCTGTGTAACTGCGGTACGCATGGTTTCCGTGTTACGGGTGAATTTTTCATCCAGTTCTTCGCGGATCCGGACGCTGTCCTCTGCGTTCTCGCTGGCCGCTTTGATTTCAAATTCCAGCTTATTTTTGATGAGGTATTCAGGGTTATCGTGCATACCCATAAACACATCAGAAGAGAATCCGAGCATTGACAGCGCTTTTTTAATCGCGTCTGTCAGTGACTTTTTGATGACTTCACTATCAACTTTTATGCCGTATTGGGTCTGATAGCGGTATGGTGTCGCGCCGTAGCTTTCAAAATAACAGCACTTGCCATCTTTGCTGCGGTACCAAAACTGGATTTTTATTGAATGATTTTGTTCGCAGAACAGAGAACCGTCTGCGTCACGCAGGTAACGCAGAGCAACCTGTTTGTTGTTTTCCAGAACAGGTTCAGTCAGCGGTTTGCCGTCCAGGAATTTTTCTTCTACCACCTCATAGCCCCAGCCCTCACCGATCGGTCCGAAAATTTCGGTAGCACGCATAAACATGTAGTTACTGTTAATGCTGGTACCCTGAAATCCCGCGCCCTCTAAAGGCTTGGTAAAGCGTGGATCTGTGCGCTGTACCTGCTTCCAGATACTCAGATTGTCCGTGTCTGCCAGAACCTCGGCAATCACCTCGGCGCGGCTGCGGAAGTCATCAGTAGCGGGTTCCTCGGCATGAACCGGTTCTGGTGTCTGCGCCGTGGTGGTCGCTTCATCGTTGGCTGCTACTTCCGGAGCTGGTTTCTCTGCCTGTTTATCTGCTTTTTTAGTACGTGTGCGCTTGGTCTTTTCCTGCTTTGCTGCTACGGGGGGTTTATCTTCCGTAATATCCGGACCGGACCGGCCTGTTTCCTGGTCATGACTGCTTTCTGCCGGCGTTATGCCAATACGGTCAGCCACAAACTGTTTACGGGCTACCGCATCGCTTATCAGGTCAGGTAATTCTTTTCCTTCACGTACGACAGCAAAGACTGTTTCACGCGGGATCTGCAATGCGGTCGGGATTATACGGAACTCAGTAGACCAGCGCCGCCAGCTGTCATCTTCATCACTGATCAGTTTTTTCGCAGCGGTGAGTTTGCTTGGCTGTATTTCCCACGGTGAAAAATCACCGGGAAGAAGGGCGAGAGCTATTTCCTGATCCAGTGTTGCATAGTTGTGGTCAAAATCGCGTTGCTTGTGTTCTGTGATCGGGAGCTGCCCTGTGGCTGGTTCAGCAGCAGGGTATAAGTATTTTTCTGCCAGCTTCTGTGCCTCTTTTTCGGTGATGCTGTCCGGTGCCTGTTGCATGACAAAATTCACCAGCGCTTCCAGTTCCTGCTCGTTAAGCAGGGATACCCCGGGCGTGGCCGCGACACCTTTGGCTATATTCCGGAGCAGCGGGTATTCGTCACCGATATGAACAAAATCGACAGCTTTGAGGTACTCGCTACGGGTAAATTGCGTTTTCCCGTACAACAGGATGGCGGCAATACGCACAACAGGTGCTGTTTTTGCAAATACGACCATTTTTTCTTCACGCTTCTGCCAGTCGGTGCCGTTGAACTCGTACTCTTTGGCAAAATGTTCATCAAAACTATCACCGGCCGGTGCTGGTTTGCCTGCCTGAGCTTCGCAGACTATTGCTGCCGCCACATCAAATTTTCCCGTATTTTCCGGGTAAGTTTCTTCCAGCATCACCGCTGCCATTGCTCTGGCCATCTTTTCTGAATTGGCGGAAATAGTGATTGCTACAGTTACAGCACCGTCTTTAAGTGCCGCATCTATGGGATTAAATGCACAGATATAATTGGTCATTGGTCTTGCCTCTGGTCAGTAAGGTAATGCTTCGTCGTCTTTGGAAATTACTTTGCCCTCCAGGCATAGCAGCGCCTGTATCTGGTCTTCCAGTAATCTGGTTTTGGCGGTTGCATCAGCAAGGATCTTGTTTTGTTCTGCACGTAAACTGTCAATTTCGGCCTGAACTAAATCAAATTTGCTGACTGAGGGGACAGGTAATTCAAGCTGGTGTTCGGCAACAGGGAAGCCCATGCCGTCAGTTGCTTTGAATTTGTGGGTGTATACTGAATACGCGATACTTCCGTCAAACCGCTTTTGTGCATGGACGTAAAGCGTGACTTTGAGGGGGTTAGGTTGTGCTTTCATAGCAACTCCTTTAAAATGATGTTTCCAATGATTCGTCATTGGTCTTGCCTCTTCTGACGGTTGGTCCCGTCAGCAGAACTCCGGATTAGCTTTGGTCGGCGACTCCGGGTAAAAGAACCCACCTCGGTGGGTTTTTTTACGTCTGAAATCCGGTGCCTGATTATTTACCCTCATCAGGCTGCTGAGGTTCCTGCATTCCGCAACGCAAGGAATCTGTGTATAATTCAGTCACCGCAACGTGTTTAAGGAACTGAATTATGGATAATAAAAATCTGGAACAGCAATTAGATGCGCAGCATATTTTGTTAAAAGCTATTTTTAATGTGTTAACCTCAGAACAAAGGGAAGAAGTTAAACATCAAATTAGCCATTTAAGTCAGGCTGCAAGGTACCCTCACTTACTGACATCTTTCCAATCAGAAACAGCAATTGAAGACGCAGAAAAAGCCGCTTTGGATTTACTTCGCCTTATGTGAAGCTGTCTCCCAATTCGTAGTTACGGGCATTCGATTTAATCAGGGCCGTCATTTCTGCATTCATGGCGGCGTCATATTTGTTGATATCTTCAATTAATTTACGCCCTTCATGCAGTACCTTTAATCGCGTGTAGATATACGCTTCCGCCAGTATGTCCACTTTTTCTTTGATATCATTAAGGCTAGATCCCGCCTCAATCATTTTAGGGATCATGCTCGTGGATAGGATGTTAACGTCACTCATTACAAAGCCAACGTAATCCTTTATTTCCTGCTCTCTGCTTTTGGTGCTATCGGTTTCTTTCATATAACCCCCGTTTTGATTAGATCCCCGTCTTTCCGGGGTGTCAGATCGTCTTGCCTCTTCTGCCATCTTCGTGGCGTTATTTTTTTCCTGGTGCTGGCGTAAAACTGTGAACGTTTATCCTGAATACCCGCTGTGGGGTTTTGATGGAAATAAATCTACAAGTAAAAACTGAACATTGCAAGCTTGAGTTGCAAATAAAACTTGTAATTGCGGGTGTTAAAAATTACAAGGAGCATAATTCCTTGTAATTTAAAGTTTAATGTTGAATAGGGATTTAGGCGTAGCGCTTGTAAACTTTGGACTGACTAATCAGCACTTTTCCGGCAATGAAAAATTTATCTTCGTCTTCTTTCGTGATTTGCCAGTCACGATAATTATTATTATCGGAAATAACTGTAAGCTGATCTTTAATCATCTGTAACCGTTTGATATGTAATGTTTGTCCGTAGACAAAAACATATACACCATCGCCATCAAAGTAATTTATGTGGACATCAATAAAAACTTGGTCACCAGGATTAATTGTACCTTGCATACTATCACCGGCAACAGTGATCATTTTTATGTTTTCACTTGGCCGGTGTCCAAACAGGCGTAAAGCTTCATCGGAGGTGTATTCAATCGATCTGATCGTCTCCATGAACTCACCTTTTGTTATGATGCCTGGGCCAGCACTTGCTTCAACATCAAGTAATTCAACAAGATATGAATCATGTTTTTTTGCTGTAACTCTCTGCCGGGCTGGTCCTCCAGATATATCATCCATTAAAAACCAATGTTCCGGATAGCCGGACACAGAAGCCAATGCAGATAAATTTGTTCCGCTTGGTGCCGTTTTCCCGCTTACCCAGAATTGGACTGACTGAGGTCTTACACCAATTCTGCGGGCAAGATCAGACTGTGACCATCCATTCTCTGTGAGAACCTGGCTGATTCTGGCTGCTGATGTTTCATTAGGATTCTTTTTCATAATGTCATATTACAAGGTTTTCTTGTACTCATCACTTCAAGAAAAACTTGAAATCACCAATTTGTAATTGTAAGATTAACTTGTAATCAGGTTAAGGAGACCGATATGACACCAAATCTTAAAAGCAAAATTGTCACACTGGCCAACCAGTCAGAAATTGCCCGCAGGTTGGGAATAAAACCACAAACGGTAAATCTGTGGTTTAAAAACGGAGTGCCGGCACAAAAAGTTTTAAGTCTGTGTGAGTGCCTCAGCTGGAAAATAACTCCCCATGAGGTAGCGCCAGAAATTTATCCGAACATTGCTGATGGCTTACCCGACCGTGGTGAATTATCTCAGCTAGCCAGTTAAAAAACTGATTATTCATAATCAATTTCGCGACAGGAGACGCAAGATGATGAATAACAACCAAATAATTAAGGATGAGATTGAATTATGGGCGGCAGAGAAGGGACAGGAGCATGTCGCAATCGAAATTAGCAGGGCGCATTTTTTAATACTGTGTGGTGATAAACCGTCACGCCTGTACCCGATAGAAGACGGGGCCGGTAACGCAGATTGGAAAGCGATTAATAACAACAGGCAGCAAATTTTCCGTTGGTTGCGCGGTAATTCTCCGGCAGCAGACAGAAAGTTCAGTGAGCTGATCCCGGCAATCAAAATTGCATTACCTGCTGACCGGTTGGCGCGGGTTAACGGGGATGAGTCAGTTAATTACCTGGCTTCCCTGGCAATCAAAGAATTTGCCGCGGCAATCAGCGAAACACTTTTAGGCAGTCGTGACATGTCACAGTACATATCAAAAGCAGTAACCGCATTAAATGCGATGCGCATGACCAGCGTATGAGAAAGAGGCAAAGACCAATGCTGAATACAACTGAAAAAATCACCTACCGCAATGGGTTTATGCATAACGGCATTCCCGCAGATATCGAAACCATACGCCCAATTTTTGACGGGCGCCGGGCGGCTGCCCTCAGTGTGTGGGAACAGTACGAACGGGCCAAAGCACGGCTGCGTATGCACAACCTGACACCTGAGCAGTACCAGAACGCCTGCCGTGATATCGCTGACGCGCTGGGGGTGTGACGTGAGTAATAAAATTCAGGGTTACGTATGGGATGCCTGCGCCGTTTCAGGTGTGAAAGGCACAAAACTGATGATTATGGTTCGCCTGGCTGATTTCTCCAGTGATGAAGGGATCAGCTATCCGAGCGTAGAAACACTGTCCCGGCAGATTGGGGCAGGAGTCAGCACTATCCGCGATGCATGCAGTGAGCTTGAAAAGGATGGCTGGCTGAGGAAAAAACAACGCCGGAACGGTAACCGCAACGCATCGAATTTATATTTTCTCAATGTCGATAAGTTGGAAACTATCGCGTTACAGGAAATCGCAAAGCTGAAAAAACAGCGTGAAAATAACGCAATTTCTCACCCTCCAGTTTCTGACGGTTCAGAATCCGACCGGTCAGAAAACAGTAATTCCGGGCGTTTTGACCCTCCGGATTCTGGCGTTAAAGGGGGTTTTCACCCTCCAGAATCTGGAGGCGATCCATCAGTAAATTCAAAACATGATCCATCAGTAAATTCAAAAGAGGATCCGAAGCCTGCGACGCAGAAAAAATCCACGGTGAAATTTGACCCGTTGTCAGTCCGTCCGGAAAACGTCAGTGAACTTGTCTGGCAGGATTGGGTGAAGTTCCGGAAGGAGATTAAAAAACCACTGACGGAAACCAGCTGCAGGCAGATTGGCAAAAAGCTGGCCGGGCATCCGGATCCTGATTCTGTGCTGTGTGACTCGATTGCCAACGGCTGGCAGGGAATATTCCCGGAACGCACCACAGCGCGGAAACCGGCTAAGCCGAGCACACACTTCGGATTCAGCGATAAAAACTACGAGAGCCGCTCAGCGGCATGGGTGAACGGGGGCAAGCATGTCTGACGAACTGAACGTGAACATTCCACCGCGCTTTGCTGCAGCGACATTTGAGACGTATCACCCGGCGAATCCGGATGCGGAAAGCAATCTGAAAATCTGCCGCGAGTATGCCGATACATGGCTATCCCGAAAAACCGCCGGAGAGGGACTTATTTTGTGCGGAACACCAGGAACCGGGAAAACACACCTCGCAGTATCAATCGCCCGTCAGGTTGCCACTGAGGCGAAGGAATCGGTATTTATCACCACAGCGGCGCGTATCATCCGGGCTTTTCGCCGTACATGGGCTGGCGATGCAGAATACAGCGAGCTCGACGTATTGGAAAAATACTGCGAGCTGGGTCTGCTAATTATCGACGAAATCGGGGTGCAGTACGGAACTGACTCAGAGCGCAATATTTTGTTTGAAGTGATTAACGACCGGTACGAGTACATGCTGCCGACTATCATGATCAGCAACCTGCCGCTGAACGAACTGGCCCCGCTGCTGGGTGAACGCGTTGTTGACCGCATGCTGGAAGGTGGGGCAGTGCTGTCGTTCAACTGGCCAAGCTACCGGAGTAATTGATTATGTTCAGTGAGCAGGAATTAGAAGCCGCTGTCATTGGTGGTTTACTGGCCGGTGGTGCCACTCAGGATGCCTATGACGTTCTGGCAACACTACCTGATGATGCTTTCAGTGTCGGGTACTTTTCCAGGGTGTACCGGGAAATAAAAAAACAGGCACTGACGAGTGCAATTATCGATCCGGTATTTATCGCGGACGCTCTCGGGGGAAATGGTGATTTTGCTCATATCATGGAGCTCACCAGAAAAACCATCTCATACGCAAACCTGAAAGGGTATGCCGAAAAAGTCAGGAACTATGCGGCTGTTCGTAAAATTACAGCGCTGATAAATAAATTTCAGAAAGAAATTACTGATGCGGCCACTCATGACCAGGCCGAAAGCGTAATTCAGAAGTTCAGCAGCGAGTTCACCCTGATCACCAGCGAGAAAGAAAGCCTGGTACCGGTTCACCTCAACGAACTGATTGACGGCTATGTTGATGTGCTGGAGAAGCGGAACCGTGGCGAGGGCAGCGGCATGATGATCCGGACCGGTATCGAAGCACTGGACGATAAAATCGGTGGTTTTAACCCTACGGACCTGATTTTTATCGGCGGCCGGCCGGGCATGGGTAAAACTGAACTGGCACTCACGATGATGGAAAAAATGACAACCGCCGGTGACTCTGTGCTGATGTTCTCCATGGAAATGGCGAACATGCAGATCGCCGAGCGCATGATTGCCGGGGCTGCGCAGCTGCCGGTTTCCAAAATGCGCAACTGTGATTTGGACGACGAGGGCTGGGCGCGGATCAGTTCAGCAATCGCACATCTGATTGACCGGGACATTCACATTATCGATGCCAGTAATCTGACCATTGATCAGATATGCGCCATCAGTGAACGGCATAAACGCAAATATCCGGCCACAAAAGGTATTTTTATCGACTACCTCGGGCTGATTAAAAAGCCTAAAGCAGAGCGTAACGACCTGGCGATTGCCGCGATATCGGCTGGTATGAAAGGCTTGGCTAAACGGATTCACACACCGGTTGTGGCTCTGAGTCAGTTATCCCGCGACGTGGATAAACGACCACTGAACCAGCGCCGCCCGGTGGCTGCGGATCTGCGTGATTCCGGCAGCCTGGAACAGGATGCCGATTATATTTTTCTCACCTACCGGGACGCGGTTTATAACCCGAACAGTCCGGCAAAAAATTATGCGGAGATCATCATCGAGAAGAACCGGCACGGAGAAACCGGCACTGTGTATCAGGAATTTAAAAACGGCCACTATCTGCCAACCGACCAGATTTCAGCAGCAGAAGTAAGCCGTATGCAGCAACAGGCGGAGGCTCCTAAAAGACGCCGCTACGCCGACAAAGCATTTTAAGATCGATAGAAGGTAAAGTTATGGAGAATATGACAAAAAAGTATAACTAAACTTGAATTTTTTAGTTAAAAAACAAGTGGTGAATATATTGTACTGTCTTGAATGAAGTATTAATTAAATGAATAACTAATTATATCAATAATCCTATTGGACAAAAATAACCCAAAAAAGATGTGTGTCAACGATGTGTATTAAAAATGGCTTTCAAGGTATAACTTGAAAGCCAATTATACAGTACTAGAAGTTTATCATGAAGGACAAGACCAAATATCTAGTGCAATAGCCTTATAAAAATCTCCTCGCTCAGTAATTGAACTTGATGTAAATTGCGAGTGTTCCTGTAGTTGTATATTCGGATTTTCTGCTAGGAATCTGTCGAGCTCTGGATTGTTCTGATAAAAATTTGCACATAATGATTGACATAGGATATTTTCACCACTATAAGCTGTTCGTTTTTCAGTATATATATTATCTTTTAAGGATCTGTTGCGTGAGCGGGGGAGTAGGATTAGTGCTCCAATTAAATTACGCCGCAAATTATATTCAGCATCATTTGTAAATCCTAATGATGATGATGTTTCTTCTGTATCATTTAGTACACTGCGTAAGATATGTTCTATATCAAAAGTTTTCATTCCTTTATCACGTTGCATATAAACATCAAAACCCACCTTGTTAGTTAAGTTTATTTTGTTTTCCATGTAGGATGCAATTCGTGATAAGATATAAAGCATTTCAGAGCGAGTCTTATTCTCATAGGTCATTTCTGTTAGTTTATCTATTGCTGGGTAATATTTTACCCACTCATTTTTTATATAAGCTAGCAGGTCAGGATATTCTTTTCCTCTGACATCTTTTGCTAAATTAAAGGAGATATCTTTTAAATTGTCATAAGTATTGGCTTTCTTTGTTATTATTCTGCTTGTTAATATTAGGTCTATGAATTTTGATATTAGTTGAATTTTCTTCCGAATAATTTCGCGGGTATCTGATAACTGAAGGGCAGATAAAATTATCATTGATTGGAAGCTGAATTTTCTAATGCCGTTATAGTATACATCAGGATACTCGGCATTAAAAATTTCCTCTGCATTAATAATTTGTAGGTATAGATCAGCATACTTAGGAATATCTTTTTTAGCAAAGTTATAAAAATCATCAGAGTTATTAAGATTTAGCTTAGTTGTATTATCATCAAACCAGCGATGATAGGCATCATTAATTTTATCGAAATCACCAGGGTCATCACCTTTACTTTTCCCTCTTATTGAATTAGCCCATTTTGCACGGAGTAAAGTTCTTATAAAGAGAGAATCTCCTTCAGGATCTTTATTACGCAATAATGACATTGTTTTAACCCATTCTTCATGGCATTCTTGGCTATCTTCTGAGCTGGTAATTCTGGAGAGTATATATCCTTTAAGTAATTCTATTGCACCTAATCTCAAGCCACGGTCATTCATAGTTACGAAAACTCTATGTGCTTCAGATTCACTTGAAACTGATATATCGATCAAATATACCTTTTCCATGAGGTAATCAATAAAAAAAGATATTTTTTCTTTAATAGTTGGATCTAAAGCATCTTCAATTGATTTAATCGCATCGATTATTCTTCGATCACTATCACTCATGCCTTCAATATTTTCGACATCTTCTATTGCATCATTTAAGTTTTTATCTGAATTTGTGTATTTTTCAAAGATTGATTTTCTTTCATCAGAAAATTCAATATTAAAATCACGTTCTCCATATGAAACACTACCAATAAAATTTTCAAGTTTTAATGTATTGGAAATATTGTTATCTTTGATATATCTTTCAAGAAAAATAAGAAGGATAAATATTGATGTTATACGCTGTTGGCCATCAATTAAAGGTTTTTTTCCGTTAGTTTCGGTTGATGTAATTATGGAACCAAGGAAATACGGCAGATAATCAGAAACATTACTACGTCCATGGCTTGGTTCATATGCTAATAGAAAGGCATTTTGTATATCATTTAACATTTCAAGAAAATGACGGCTCTCCCATTTGTAATCCCGCTGAAAATAAGGGAGTGAATATTTACTTTGAAAACAAATCTTTAAGCTTAATGTTGACGGCGTAATATAGGCCATTGGTAGATCCTTGCAGTAGTAAAGTACATAAGTGCGACTAATTAAATTTATTGCAGTTATACTGTACCAGATGACGTTAATTTTTCTACAGAAAAAAAAGGAATTAGGGGAAAAAAAGGTCAGTATCTTTTATAAAAATTTAGATACCAAGCCAAGCGTACTGTTCTAGCTATAATATGTATACTATACTTAACACACGAGATATGATACTTATAGCTAAAAGTTACAACTCGATTAAATCCACTTTAAGAGTCAGGCCTGAGCTGATATGCTTTAATATATTATTAGCAATACCCATTACATCAATGTATTATTTATGTGCTGGCCTGAACAACCAGCATCCTGAATACCCGCTGTGTCACTGGAGAACACCATGGCACAGCATAGCTTTATCAAACTCTCTAACGATACTCTCGCGCCAGCAAACCCGGCGGCGAGGGTTTATCTGCGTTCAAAAATCAAGTGCGGTGATGTGCTGTCAGCAGACTTCAAAAAGGCACGTAACCCACGATTCCACCGTAAATATTTCGCACTCCTGAACCTCGGTTATGAATATTGGGAACCGGTCGGCGGCACCATTTCGCCGGAAGAAAAAGAATTGGTTCGCGGGTATGTGAAATTCCTCTCGTATTACACGGACAATGACGATGCTCTGCAGTCAGCGGCTGACGTCTATCTTGATGATGTGGCACAAAAGCGCGCGCAGAATATTACCGCGACAAAATCCTTTGACGCTTTCCGCTCCTGGGCTATCGAACAGGCCGGCCAGTACGACACCTACGAAATGCCTGACGGCAGCCTGCGCCGCGTCGCCAAATCAATCAGCTTTGCCAAAATGGATGACCTGCAATTTGGCGAACTCTATAAATCCACGCTCGATGTGCTGTGGAACTTCATTCTGTACCGCAATTTTTCCACGCAGCAGGCCGCTGAGAACGCGGCAGCACAGTTATTAGATTTTACCTGAGAGGCAAGACCAATGACCAAATCAAAGACCAAAGCAGAACAGCAATGGCTGTCGGATGTGGCCGAACTCGGTTGTATCTGCTGCCGTAATATGGGGTACGGGGCATCCCGTGCGGAACTGCATCATGTGCGCAACGGGCAGGGCATGGGACAAAGGGCGGATCATTATTCCGTACTCCCTTTATGTCCGCAGCACCACCGGGCATGCTACGAAACGGGATTCCATGCAGCCCCAGCAACATGGCAGCAGCTCCACGGCAGCGAACGTGAATTGCTGGAGCAGGTAAAACAGGAAGTCAGGGAGCTGCGAGCATGCGGGGTATAATGAGTATTTCAGATGGTTTGCAGCTGGATGAAGAACGCGAGGCTTGGTTACAGAATTGGCTGGCAAGGTTCGGGGCGTGGGTGTACAGCGGTCGGCTGGTGAAACGGCAGAGCAGCATGATAGCCGAATTTATGGCTACAGCTGAACGCCGCAGCTACCCGGACAGACCGACCTGCAGTGATGAGGATGGACTGCTGATACAAGGGGTGGTTGATCTCCTTTATCATCTGGACCGTGAGGCATTTAAAATGCTGTTGGCCCGGTATGTATTCTGTGCCTCGGATCGTGAAATTGCACGGCAGCATCATAAGGCCTGTGCACCACGCGTCATGGTGCGTAGAAACGGTATGTTACGTTCCCGCAAACCGTCGTTATCTACATGCCGTCGGGAGGTGGATGAAATACTAAAAGCGGCTGAGTATTTATTATACCAACCGCTGGTAGATGCATTTAAAAGCAGGGAAAAAGAAAAGATCATGAAGCGAAATAACAAAAACGTGTTGACTTCTTTGAATCAATGAGCCACTATTTCAGGGTAAGTTGCCGTTTTTGTAACTGTACCAACTAACCCAGCCAATGCGCTGGGTTTTTTGTTGCCTGAAAATAGATAAGGGCTGCTGTTAACGCTGGTCAACCCCAGATGAAAAACAGGCCGCAATGATGGAACACATCATAAAAGCCGGCAGCCACGAAGGCGATATGGTTGCTGATTTTTTTATGGGTTCAGGGGCGACATTGAAAGCCGCTCTGAAGCACAATCGTCGCGTTCTGGGCGGAGATGGAAGCGGAACGGTTTGAGCAGACTAAGGTTGAAATAGCATTATTGTGATAAGGATGAATCCCGTGTGACATTGCTTATCAATTGAAACCTCACGGATGCGGGAGTTTTATTGCACGGTCTTGAAAGTTTCACGTGAAAACACTATATCTGTAGTGCGCTACTATAGTGTGATTAAACGTGGATTAAAGTACCGAAACAGTAGTGCAGGCCTCACTTCGGTGGGGCTTTTTATCTGATTTATCAGAGTGTAGAGTCGTTATTTATAAAACTAGCAAATAAAGAGTAATGTTACTAATATGAGTTCAATTACTATATATCAACGTTGTTTTATAATTGATTTCGTATAAGGTGACAAAAATGAATTTTTTACCTACATCTGGTTATATGAATAATACTTTTGATAAAAAAATTCCTGTAGGTATTAGTGCTTGCTTATTGGGTGATAGTGTTAGATTTGATGGTGGACATAGGCGCTTTCACTTTGCAGTTGATGAGTTATCAGATTATTTCGAATACCAATCTGCATGCCCTGAGATGGCTATTGGTTTGCCTGCACCCAGACCTGCATTGAGGTTGGTTAAGTCTGAAGAAAAAAACGTTATACTCAAATTCAGTGATGGACGAGAAGGTGATTTAACTCAAAAAATGGTGGATTTCTCTACTGAATATCTGAGTAAAACTATTAATTTATCCGGTTATATTGTTTGTAAAAACTCACCTAGTTGTGGTTTGGAAAGAGTTCGGGTATATGATTCTGTAGGTAATGGTAATAAAAAGTCTGGGATCGGCCTTTTTACTGAGCAATTAGTAAAAGCGATGCCGTGGTTGCCGGTTGAGGAAGATGGCAGGTTAAGTGACCCGCATATTCGGGAAAATTTTATTATACGAGTATTTGCTCTTCATGAACTGAATGAACTAAAGCAAAAATCATTAAATCGTCGCTCATTAATGGATTTTCATGCTCGATACAAACTCCTTTTACTTGCACACTCTCAGCCTCTTTATAGAGAATTAGGTCGTCTCGTTGCTAATAACAAAGAATGGAATTCAATAGAATCGTTTTTTATAGAGTATCGAAATAAATTCATGAAACTATTGCAAAATCAAGCAACACGACGCAATCACACTAATGTGCTTATGCATATCCAAGGTTATTTTAAACGCTATTTAACATCAAACCAAAGACAGGCATTAAGTAAATTAATTTTAGAATATCGCCAGGGAATACAGCCTTTATTGGCGCCATTGACATTAATAACGCACTATTTATCTGAGTACCCTGATAACTATCTGAATCAACAAAGGTATTTTAATCCTTACCCTCAATCATTAAGATTGCGTTATGGGTTATGATATTAAAAATAACACTCTGGTGTTTTGAGAGTGATTCATATTTTCGGCTATTCCAGGCGGCTGAATACTTGCTATGAGGCTCTGGTAGCGCGGAGCAGCTCGGCTGAGCTAAATCAGCCACCAATTTCGGGTACAAAAAAAGCCGGTGAGTAGCAACCGGCGAAAAAGCATATGTAACAAGGTAATGTATGAAACTACATACTATTTAATTTTATGTTTACTCAATTTTATCGTCCATACTGAAATTCCACTTATGTGACATAAAACAAATTCCAAAGGTCGCCATGTGCGGCCTTTTGCCATTAGCAACAATAAGAGCATTGGAATACGACAGGCTCATTACCTAATCCGTATTCGGCCACAGTGCTCTTTTTATTGCTTTCCCGCCGCTGGCGGGATTATCCGAATAATGCAGCAGCCACCACACTTTAACCCCTTTAAAACATATAAACCGGTTGCGGCATTTTCCTATCACTCAACATACGGAACACTCCGCAGGGGGTGGATATGCGCATGTCTGACAAATATTCCAGCCCTACAGCGTACGCCTGGGGACTTATAACCTCTGCTTTTGGCGTTTTATCCCTGGATCAGTGGGCTATTGTTGCCGGGATCATCTGTACTGTCGGAACGTTCCTGGTGAACTGGTATTACAAACGGAAGGAGTTCCAGCTGAAAGCCGGAGAACATCATGAATAACCGATTATTTAAAAAAGTCATGGCCGCTTGTGCCGCCGGGGCGATTGCTGGTGCGCTGGTGCTGATCCCCGCATACGAGGGGGTTGAGTACAAACCTTACCGTGATGTGGCCGGAGTGCTCACCGTATGTTACGGCCATACCGGTAGTGATATTCAGCCCGGTAAGCTGTACACGGATGCTGAATGTAAGGCGCTGCTGCATAACGACCTGACGAAAGTCCGGCGCGCGGTTGACCCGATGATCAAAGTGCCGATTGATGACAATACCCGGGCGGCCATCTATTCATTTGCATATAACACCGGGGCCGGTGCGTTCTCGCGCTCCACTATGCTGCGCAAACTCAATGCCGGTGATATCGCCGGTGCATGTGACGAAATGAAGCGCTGGACGTTTGCCGGAGGTAAACAGTGGCAGGGTCTGATCAACCGGCGAGAGACGGAGAAAGCGATATGCCACGGAACCCTTTAACTCTGATCATCATTGCTATCATTCTGCTGACGGTCAGCCTGTTGGCAGGCTGTTACCTGTATTCGCTCGAGACTCACTGTAAGCCGCTGTCGGGTAATTTGTTGGACGGGGTGATCCATTATGAGTGTGAAGCGCCATGAACTGGAAAGAAGCGTTAATTGCTGTGCTGTTTATTGCTGTTGCATGGTGGGTATATGACACCTACCGGGATAACCAGCAACTGAAGGTAGATAACATAACCCTGAGTGGTCAGCTTGCAGAGCAGATAGCGGAGAATGAAAAATATCAGGAACGCACACAGAAACTTCATGAACTGGACACCAGGCACACACAGGAACTGGCAAATGCAAAAACTGAAATTGACCGGCTGCGTGTTGCTGCTGACCGTAACCCTGAACGGGTGTACATCAAAGCCAGTTGTCCAAAGACCGGCAGCGATACCGCCACCGGCATGGATGATGCAGCCCCCGCCCGACCTGATGACACCGCTGTCAGAAATTATTGGTTACTCAGAGAGCGAATTGCAGAGTCAGAGCAGATGATTAAAGGGTTGCAGGATTACATTAAAACTCAGTGTGTGAATTAAGCTATGGGGTAGTTGGTAATAAATCGTCAGCGGTACCCTGTTCCTTTAATTCAAATCTAACACGAGCTAATTTTCGGAGTTTTTCTCCGTTATGAAGATGTTGCTTACATATAACGAAGTCAAATTCTGGTGGATGACTACTCATAATGGTTTCAATTCCATATTCTTGAATTAGTTCATCCAAGGCATAAGCCATTGGTCTGGGAGCACTGAACCAGTAGTGACCATTACCTTCTATAACTTCTATTGCTTTAATGTAATGCATTTTAAATGCAGCAGCTCTGACATCATCATGAGTATCTTCGGACATACTGTTACCTCTAAAAATATCAAAGGAAGTCTAACCTATCACAAAGCCTGCTCACTGAGTGGGCTTTTTAATTGGTTAAGGAGAAAGCACCATGAAACCGGATTGGGGGGTGTTACAACAACAGTTCCTCGCCGAGCATTCAGTAACGGGAATATCCCCGAAAGAATGGTGTGAGATACAGGGACTGAACTACGCAACAGCGCGTAGGTACATCAAAAAGCCAACTGCGCAGAGTGCGCAAAAAACTGCGCAAAAGAAAGTGCGCACTGCGCAGAAAAAAGAATGCGCAAATGAACCGATGCGCAATAGTGATATACCGGATGCGCAGAGTAATGAATCCGACAATGTGCAGAATGATGAAACAGAGTTCGATCTGCGCAAATACGGGCTTAACGATATGCAGGTACGTTTTGTCACTGAGTATCTTATCGACCTGAACAGAACAGCGGCATATAAACGGGCTGGCTATAAAGGCGAAGGGAATACAGCTTATGTGAATGCAAGCCGACTGCTAAGAAATGCTAAGGTTTCCAAAGCTATTACAGAAGCCCTCGCAGCGCGGGAACGCCGGACTGAAATCACCCAGGACGCAGTATTAAAAATGTGGTGGGACATTGCCACTGCAGACCCGACAGAGTTGACAGAATACCGCCGGTTATGTTGCCGCCACTGCTGGGGCTTTGGTTTTAACTATCAGTGGCGGGACTCAATAGAGTTTGAGGACGCTGTCAGTGAAGCGGTCGCAAAGAAGCAGAAGGAACCGAACGACAGGGGCGGTTATGGTTACGACAGTACGCTTGACCCGAATCCTGATTGCCCCCGCTGCAATGGTGCCGGTATTGGTCGTCCTCATTTCCACGATACACGGGATTTAAGGGGCGCAAGCCGCCGGTTATTTGCCGGGATAAAAGAGGGCAAGTTCGGTATTGAGGTTATCACCCGTAATCAGGATGACGCACTGAAAATGGTTGCGCAGCATTTGGGGATGCTGAAAAACCGGACTGAGGTCACCGGTGCAGATGGTGGCCCGATACAATCAACGGGATTTGACCTCAGTGGGTTGACGACAGAACAGCTTTTGCAGTTACGTGAAAAAGCGGGGAAATAGCCTCTCTTTAATATAATGGTTGTTACCCGAACAAGCGGTGTGGCACCAATATTATAATGTCACTTTTTGCGGCATAAAGGAGTAAACCTTTTGCCGCGATAAGGACATTCAAAATGTTGGTGACTATGTCGGATAAAGAATTAAATCGGATTAATGTTATTCAGGCAGTTTGTTAAAGTAGAGCTAATTCACTAAATTTCTTTTAGATTTGATACAGGGAGCCAGCCTTGCTCTCCTGTATCCAATTTTTTGCACCAAACCCAACCATTGGTTTCTTTGTATCCAATGACATGTTCCTGTGTCTCCACATTCAGTTCCAATGCACTATAGTTTTCTTTGGCAATTCCTGTAGTTTCGCTAATTAATTCAATTATCTGCTTAGGAACCCAACCACTTAAACCGTTAAACGAGCAAAGATACCAATTATCCCAGCCCTCATCTCCTACGTATTTTTCGCCTACAGTCAGCGAGTCACCGGCAGAGAAATGAATGGGATTAGGGTACTCAGAAATATGTCTCTTAATCACAATTAACTGTTTTTTCATTACGTTACCAATAATAGTTTTTAACTTTGACTATCATACTGGAAAATTACAGAAAATTCCGTTAAAGAATAAAAGTGACATTTATTTTGGAGAGTTAGATGACATTTTAAAATTGGAGTGACAAGCAAAATCAGGTTCACGCCAAAAACGTACTGAACCCGTCAAAAGCAATACTCATCCCAGGGCAATATGCCTGTTTATTTTGTTACTCATTTGTTATCAAAAAATCAGAAGTAGCTTCGGAGTGATTCGACGCTGAAAGACTCGTTTTTGTCATTTTAGGTGATGTGATGGATATCAATGTCGATCTGTTTGATCAAGAAGTTCGCAGAGAGATAGCGCGGCGCAGCCTGCATGAATTTATCCAGTACATTAACCCGGAATACATCACCAGTCACTTTTCGGAAACGGTCTGTGCATCACTGGATAACTTTCTGATTGAGATGATGGCCGGTAAGCGGCCGATTCTGATTCTCGGCGCACCGCCGCAGCATGGTAAATCCGATATTGTGTCGCGGTATCTTCCGGCGTATTTCTTCGGTAAGTATCCGGATAAACGTGTAGGCGCATTGTCCTATTCGTCAGATCTGGCCAGTGACATGAACACTGATGTTCAGCGCATCATGTCGTCAGATGAGTACCGGACGCTGTTTCCTCAAAGCTGGTTAGGTAATAAACCGACTGACGGTGTGGCGGTTAAGCGTAATACCGAAGAATTCGGTATTGCCAATCACAGGGGAACATACGTCTGTGCCGGTGTTGGCGGCCCGCTGACAGGTAAAAAAGTTGATCTCGGGATTATTGATGACCCGATAAAAAACTCAAAGGAAGCGCTCAGTCCCACGGTTAAAAAGTCAATTTGGAACTGGTACGCATCAACGTTTAAAACCCGCCTGTCCCGGAACAGCGGCGAGATCATCATGGCGACCCGCTGGGCCACAGATGACCTTTCCGGCCGGGTAAAAGAGAAAACACCAAAAGCCAGAGTGCTGGCATTTCCGGCCATCAACGAGCAGGGTGAAGCGCTTGTCCCTGAGTTGCATCCACTGGACCAACTGCTCGAAACAAAAGCCATTCTCGGTGATTACTTCTGGTCTGCCATGTATCAGCAGAAACCGAAACCGGGTGACGGGCAGATCTTCCACGAAGAATTCGCCCGGTACTACCTGCCGAAAGATCTGCCTGACACCTTTGATGAAGTCATTCACAGCTGGGATATGACGTTTAAGGACAGTGACGGCACGGACTACGTTGTCGGTCAGGTATGGGGCAAGAAGGGCGCAAATGCCTATCTGCTGTATCAGATCCGCAAACGCATGAGTTTTACCGAAACCCTGAAAGCCGTGAAATTACTGGCTGAAAAATACCCGCAGGCGCGGCGCAAGCTGGTGGAGGATAAAGCCAACGGACCGGCGGTCATTGATACGCTGAAAACGACAGTATCAGGATTGGTGCCCATAGAGCCGGACGGCAGCAAAATCGCCCGTGCTCACGCCTGTACCGCTGAATGGGAAGCCGGGAACGTCTGGCTGCCCCATAAAGATATTGCACCGTGGGTCACCGAAACGGTGGAAGAAATCACAACATTCCCGTTTGCCGGGCACGATGACACCGTGGATGCCATGACACAGGCACTGCGCTATCTGTACCAGAAGAAAGGCGGCGGATTCTTTTCACGCAAGAGGACATAACATGTGGCCGTTCAGAAAGCGGAAAACAGCAGAGGTTGCCGCACCTAAGCGGTCAGCATTCTCAACGCATTTATATTCAGCACTGGCAGCCGAAACAGGGTTTCAGGGGCTGGCTTTGCTGCAACCCGCCATGCAGGGCGTGGCAATGGACAGTGCAGACGGTACGGTGCCGTCATTCAAAGGCGGACAGGTTTACGGTGTTCCGGAGGCTCAGGCGGCGTGGTACGCCTCGCAGATGTTTATCGGTCATAACATGTGTGCGGTTATTGCCAAGCACTGGCTGGTGGACAAAGCCTGTAACATGCCGGCGCGTGATGCGATCCGTCAGGGGTATGACCTGGACTGTGACGGCGGGGACAATCACGACATCAGCAAAAAGTTACGGAAGAAGGATAAAAAATACCGTATTCAGCATCACATGAAAGAGCTGATCCACTTCGGGCGCGTGTATGGCGGCAGACTGGCACTGTTCCTGGTTGAGACATCCAATCCGCAGGAATGGTATGAAAATCCGTTTAATCCGGATGGCGTGACGAAAGGCATGTACAAAGGGATTAAGCAGATAGATCCGCAATGGGTCACACCCGATTTAACGGATGCCAATTTACAGGATCCGGCCAGCCCTGATTTTTATGAACCGACTTACTGGATTATCGGCGGACGCCGGTACCACAAATCGCACTTTGTGAAGTTTGTACCGTTCCCTGTGCCGGACATTCTCAAACCCACCTATAACTATTTCGGTGTGTCTGTTCCTGAACGGGTGTATGAGCGAGTTTATGCATCGGAGCGTACCGCCAATGAAGCACCGCAGCTGGCAATGACAAAACGCCTGCTGACCATCGGTATGGCCGATGTTGAGGGCGTGGATAAAGAGACTATCCACGAGAATATGCTGTATTTCATGGAAATGCGGGATAACTACGGTGTTCAGACGGTTGGCTCGAGTGATACCGTTCAGCAATTTGACACCTCACTGGCTGATCTGGATGCCACCATTATGACGCAATACCAGCTGGTATCGTCAGCGGCCTGTGTACCGGCGACCAAGTTACTCGGCACAACCCCGAAAGGGTTTAACTCCACCGGGGAATACGAAGAAGCCAACTACCGGGAGGAGCTGGAAAGCATACAGGCCAATGACCTGGAAGAACTGCTGCAACGGCATTACGACATGCTGCAGCGCAGCGAGGGGCTGGGAACGGAGGAGTTGTCGGTTACCTGGTTACCGCTGGACAGCCCGACCGCTGTCGAAAATGCCGATATTCAGCTTAAGCAGGCGCAGACCGATTCTGCGTATGCAGCGGTCGGTGCGGTTGACGGGCTGGATATCCGTAAAAAGCTGGCGGCGGATAAAGAATCGGCATTTTACGGTATTGACGTGAACGAGGACGATTATGCTCCGGAAAATATGGGTACGAACCAAACGGGCACGGTGGGCGGCATCCCGTCAGGCGGTTATGAAGGGCAAGCCGCTGCAATATTCGGCAGCAGCCCAAAGCCGTTACCAGCGTGACATGTCACAACTGATTAAAGGCATGATTGCAGATTACGAAAAGACGTTCAGCAGTCTGCATGAGGATTTTGACGGTGTGACCATGGATGCCAGCCTTGCCAGCCAGACCAAAATCTGGCTGAACCGGCTGAAACGCAAGTGGGATAAGATTTTTAACAGTAAGGCCGCAGAGATGGCGGATAAATTCACCTCACAGGTGGACATGAACGCACAGCGCAGCCTGGACGATTCCCTGAAACAGCTCTCCGGCGGTATCACGATAAAAACCCCGGCCATGCCCGAAGCCCTGAAAGACAAAATGATTGCCGCAACGGCAGAAAACGTATCCCTGATCAAATCCATCCCGCAGCAGTTTCATTCCCGTATCGAGGGCGCAGCCTTGCGTTCGGTCAGTCAGACCGGCAGCGGCAGTAAAACCCTGCTGGATGAAATACGGGATATCGGCGGGGTGACAGAGAAACGGGCTAATTTTATTGCCGTTGACCAGACCCGCAAAATTACCACGGCGGTGAACTATGAGCGGATGAAGTCTGCCGGGATCCGCAAAGCAATATGGCATCACTCGGCAGGCAGTGCCGAACCGCGTGAATTACATCTGCGTCTGGACGGGGAAGTGTTTGACCTGGATAACCCGCCGGTGATTGATGAAAAAACCGGTGAACGCGGATTACCCGGACAGTTACCGAACTGCAAATGCTTCTGGACACCGGTTATCGACTTTGGTGAGGAGACATGACAAAGCGAACCTATGACAACAACGGCTGGCTCGAAGTAAAAGACAACCCCATCTCAAAGGCTGGGGTTTTTGATTATCTGGGGGCTGAAATCGGCGCACCGGAGCCGGACAGAATTTACAAAGTGTTCCGGCCGCCGGAGGAACTGGCCAGTGACGAAACCATTAAATCATTCCGCCTGACCCCGTTCATTGTCGATCACGAAATGTTGGGTAAAAACGCCACACCGGCAGAGAAAAAAGGTATTCAGGGCGTTATCGGCGAAAACGTGTATTACGACCATCCGTATTTGCGCGGGAATATCAAAATCTTTTCTGACGCCGCTCTGAGCGATATCAGCAGCGGAAAAATTGACCTTTCACCGGGCTACCGCAGCCGGTATGACTTCGGTAACCCCGGTGTGTACGAGGGGGAGGCATACGAAGTTGTTCAGCGCCACCTGCGTGGCAATCACCTTGCATTAGTCGATGAAGGGCGCACCGGCGCTGACGTGGCTGTGCAGGATCATCTTGTTGTAACCATTGATACAAAGGAACTTATTCGTATGAGCGAAGAAGACAAAGACAAAAATCAGCCGACCGGTGACGAGAACGGATTTACACCGGAGCAGGTTGAGCAGATTAAACAAATCGTTGTGGCCGCACTGGCTGCCGGTACACCGGCAACGGATGAAGACCCGGAGAAAAAGCAAACGACTGACGGCGATCCTGATCCCGAAAAGAAAACCGGAGATGCCGACATTGACGCGGAAAAAGCCGTTGAAGACGCAGAGACGGAAGCAGAAAAAGCGGAATCAGGTGACCCGGAAGCGGTAGAAGCGGCGGAAGTGGCTATCGAAACCGCAGAGGAAGCGATCGCTGAAGCGAAAGAAGAACTTGACCAGGCAACAACCGACAGTCTGACGCGTCGCCTTAAGCGTCTCAAACGCAGTATTGCGTCCATGGATGAAATGTCCTCAATGAAACGCAAAATTGCCCGTCTGGAAAAAGCCAAACCGACCATGGACACCGGCGAACTGTTAAAGCAGATCGGGGAACGTGACGCACTGGCGCACAAGCTGACGCCGTTTATCGGGGTATTTGACCACGCACCAATGACGAAACAGCAGGTGGCGGAATACGGCGTGGAAAAACTCGGTATCCGCTGCGATAAGGGCACGGAAAGTATTGCCCTGAATGCCTGGATGCAGGGGCGTACACCGGATTCACAAAAAGCGCATGCGACGATGGATACCGCCGCAGGCACGGACTCAATTATGAAAAAGTGGGGTGAAAAATAATGGCAATCCCGAATACCGTGGCGAACGGCATGATTTCCGGTGTTATCGGTGAAATCAGTCATTACGGCCCGACCCGCGTGACCGCAGCAGTGATCAGTTCTGCGGATGAAATGAAAAACCTCTTCGGCCGTGCCTACACATACAAAGATGATTCCGTTGAATCCGTGCAGGTTGGCGGTGACGGTGCGTTTGCCGGGATCATGATTAACCCGAAAGCGTACCGTATCGGTGAAGAATACGCCCGTAACGGGACGCAGGGTGAGTTTCTCACCATGGGTGAGATTAACGCCGAAATTACCGCCGGGGTGAAAAAAATTAATGCACCGGTGGTGTTCAGTCCGGCGGACGGCTCGCTGTCTGCGAAGGCAAAAGCGGAAGCCGGTGATCTGGTTATCGGTTTTGTCAGCCGTCACATTGAGTCAGCGGAATCGCCGCATCTGTGCGTTATCCGTCTGACCGAAATCCCGTACACAGTGGCTGCGAAGGAAGGTGAATAATGCCAGTCAGTAAAGAAAAGTTTTATATGTCCGGCCGCGATATCCGCAAACACGGGCAACTGAATATTAAGCCCGATCAGAAGTGGACATACGGCGAACTGGATCAGATTGGTTTCGGTGGTCTGGCCGCAATGGACTCCGCACTGACCGGCCCGGCCATGTCCGGCGGGTTCATTCAGCGTGAGATGTTGCAGCATGTGCTGCCGGGGCTTATCCGTACCGCGACCCGCGTCCGTGTGCTGGATGAAATCACCGGCGTACTGAATGCCGGTAACTGGCACGATGAAGAAATTATCCTGAATGTGGCAACGCCTGTGAGTAAAGCCGAATTGTACGGTGATCACACTAATATCCCGTTGTCCTCCTACGGGCAGGATCAGGAACGTCGCGGTATTGTCCGTTTTGAATCGGGATTCCTGGTCGGAAAACTGGAAGAGGCCCGTCAGTCAGCAGCAGGGTTTGAGACTGCCGCAGAGAAACGTAATGCCGTTGCCGAAGCGCTGGAGCAGGGGCGGGAACGTATCGGCTATTACGGTTTCAACAGCCCGGACACCCGCGTCTTCGGGATGCTGAATGAACCGAATTTACCGGCGTATGAAACGGCTGCCGCAAAATGGAAAGGGGGTACATTTGCTGCCATCACCGGCGATATTACGGCTATGTTCTCGCGTCTGGAGATGCAGTCCGGCGGTATTATCAAAGATGATACGGCTATCACAGTGACTCTGCCGCTGGGCTACCGTTCTGCGCTGAATGTGGCAAACCCGGTCGCCCGCGGCGAAACCGTGTATCAGTGGGTGAAAGAGAACTACCCGAATCTGCGCTTTGTGTTCTCACCGGAATTTGCCGGTGCCAACGGCGGCGCGGATGTGGCGTATATGTTTGCCGAAACCGTGGATGATGATTCTACGGCAACCAGTGCGGTTCTTCTCCAGGTGGTGCCGGTGAAATACCAGCTGCTGGGTTCAGAGAACAAAGCCAAAGGCTATCTGGAAGATGCCACCAACGCGACCGCCGGTATCATCGTCACCCGTCCGTGGGCTATCACCCGTCTGACCGGGATTTAATCCTGTAACGCCTCATTGCCCTCTGCGGAGGGCTTTTTTATTTCCGGGAGAAATTATGTCTCTGTATATCTATTGCACCCTGTCCAACGACCAGAACTATGCCACACCGGACGGTCCGGTGTTTATCGCCGGTCAGGCCAATGTCATGACCAAACACATGTATACCCCGCGTGGCCGTGTGACTGAAATCAGCGATGAGCAGTACATGCAGCTGAAAAATAACCACGTCTTTAAGCTGCACAAGGAAAACGGGTTTATCGCGGTGGAAAACCGCAGAGAGGACCCGGATAAAGTGGCAACTGATATGGAAGCCAGTGACAAATCCGCCCCGCTGACCGAAGAACAACTGGTCGCGGAGGGAAATGAGCCGCCGGTCAGCAACAAAGACAAAAAGAACAGTAAAAAATAAGGGGGTTCCGTGGACCCGTCCGACTTTCCGTTAGTGTCTTTCCGTGCCATCTATAAGGCTTTTGCCGCAGTGCCTGACGATGAAATTTTTATCATTGCACTGGAAGCACTGAACTACTTCTCCCCCTGCCGTGGTGTCTGCACAAATTCAGCGTGGATGCTGGTCGTCGCGCATATGCTCGACCTGAACGGCCGTATTGCTGACGGGGAATCACCGACCGGTGTCGTGACCAGTGTCACGATTGATAAAGTCAGTGTGTCTTACACCGCGCCGCCTGCCGGTTCTGACTGGTCGCACTGGTTCAAGATGAGCACCTACGGTCAGCAGTTTCTGGCGCTGATCAAACGGTGCAGTGTACCGCGTTACCACGGCGGCGGCGGGGAACGGGCGGCGTTTCGCGGTGCCTTTGGCCGCTTCACGCGGGGAGGTCACCGGTGACAAAACTGGCGCAACTTAAAGCCGTGTATGACGAACTGGCAAAGAAACAGCTTAAAGTCGGTTTCTTTGAGCATTCAAAATACCCGGACGGTACACCGATAGCTTATGTTGCGGCGATTCAGGAACTCGGTTATCCGGTCGGGGGGATCCCGCCGCGTCCGTTTATGCGCCCGGCCATGACAGAACACAAGCCGGAATACAGCAACCTGATTGTCCGGGCTGTGAAAGCCGCAGTGAAAGGCAATATCACCATCACTGACGGACTGACACAAGTCGGCGCAAAAGCAGCGGGTGACGTGAAGATGATGATTAAATCGGTCACCACACCGCCGCTTAAGGATGCCACGGTAGCCGCCCGGGCCCGGCGTCACAGTAAAGGGAAAGCCACCAATAAACCGCTGGTTGACTCCGGTTTGATGCTGCAATCCGTCACTTTTGCCGTGGAGGATAAATAATGTTCGGAAATCTGCACCGGATTGCCTCGCGGTATATTCCGCAACAAACCGTACTCTGGTACCGCTTCAAAAGCCGGGAGCCTGACGAGCGGGGCCATGACCAGAATGTGTATCACAAGCCGGTCCCCATTAGCGGTAGTTGGCAAGCAGTAGATACGCAGGATGTGAATTCGATGGGGCTGGACACCAGGCAGGTATATCGCCGCTTGTATACGTCCAACGATATCAAAGCCATCCAGCGTGGATCTTCGCCGGATTATCTGGTCTTCGGCGGCAAACGCTACGATGTTGCCGGGGATGCTGACTGGTATGCACAGGACGGCTGGAAGTCGGTTATCTGTATTGAGGCAGGCAATCATGACGGATAACGATGTTGAGATTGCTGTCCGGAAACAGCTTATGGCGCAGCTGGCGCAGGCGGGTATCGATATCCCGGTCAGAGCAGGGTTTCAGTCAGCAAAACAGGGGCGGGAGGATAATTTCGTTATGTTCTTTCCTGCAGGGGAAAATCCGCAGGGCTGGCAGAAACGCAGTTATAACCCACAGGGCAGTGATGCCGGTCACCTGGAAGCACAGCAGTATGAAACAACCTTCCAGGTGCAGGCATTTATCACCGAATTCAGCGGTTACACCGCGAAAGATATTACGGCTGTCGTCCGGATGATCGTTAATTCGTTACCGTTTGTTGAAGCACTGCGGAAACAGGGGATCGGGGTGCAGCGGGCGACCGCCATCCGTCTCCCGTATTTTGTTAACGACCGCGGCGATTACGAACAAAACCCGTCTTTTGATTTTAATGTGACTTATACCCGCACACTCCGTCCGGAAACGGCTGCTGTTACCGCACTGTACCCGGATATTCACCGCATATAAGGTTTTATTATGCCAATTAAACAAACCCGTTACGTCGATATCGCGTCAGCGGTGATCGGCGCGTCTGCCGTGCCGATGCGTAAGCTGACGGCGCGGTTATTTTCCACCAATCCTAAAATTCCTGCCGGGCACGTACTGGAGTTTGCATCCGGTCAGGTTGATGAACTGCTGGGTTCTGACTCTCCGGAGGCACAGTTTGCACGGCAGTATTTCAGCTATGTCAGTCCGGCCCCGGTCAGTAAACCGAAAGAATTACAGATCGCCTCTTACGAGCCGGTTGGCCGGGCACCGACGTTGTTCGGAGCAAAAGCCGGAGCGCTGGCTGATCTGAAAATGATTGCTGACGGCACGTTGTCAGTGACATTCGGCAAGGTCACCAAAAGCTACAAAGATATCGATTTATCCGGAGCCAAATCGTATGCCGATATCGCGTCACTGATTCAGGCGAAACTGAATGCCGAAAGTGAACCGCAGTTTTCCGGGGCGTATCTGACCTTTAATGCACTCGACAGTGCATTTGAACTCAGCGGCGGCGTGCAGGAACGTGCATCTGTCAGCGCGGGGTATTCCGTTCTTGCGGATGCGATGGGGCTGTCAGCCGGACGCGCATCCGAGGGCAATCCGGCACAGACTCCGCTGGAGGCATTCAAAGTTGCGGAGCAGGTTTCGGACTCCTTCGGCAGCGCCACATTTCTGACAGACCTGTCGCTGGATCAGGCCGTCACGCTGGCACAGTACGTTGCCGGGGAGAACGTGAAATACCAGCTTCATCTGAGTGTGACAAAAGACAATGCCGAAGATTTCAGCGCAGCGCTGATCGGCACCGCGTCAACCGGCCTGAACCTGAAAACAGAAAGCGGATATTTTATCCAGGCGCTGCCGATGGCGGTGATGGCTGCCACAGATTACGACCGCACCAATGCCACCACTAACTATATGTTCCGTCAGCTCGGCGTGACATTCCCGGCGCAGGTCACCACAGATCAGGATGCGGACCGTTTCGATAAACTGCGGGTGAATTACTACGGCGAAACCGCTGTGGCAGGTTCACAGATCCGCTTTTATCAGCGCGGCTTCCTGTGCGGCGGCAGTTCTAACCCACTGGATATGAGTGTGCATGCCAATGAGCAGTGGCTGAAAGCGTATATCGCGCAACAGTGGTTCAGCCTGTTACTGGCAACACGCGGTATTCCGGCCAACAAAGACGGCGAAACCCGGGCTCTGATGGTCATTGCCGGTGCGGTCACCAAAGCCGTGGATAACGGCACTATTCTGGCCGGTAAAACCTTAACGGAAGTACAGAAAATCGCGGTGACGGATGCGTCCGGTGATGATCTGGCCTGGCACGATGTACAGGATAAAGGGTACTGGTACAACGCACAAATTGTTGAAAGTACCGGTGAGAGCGGGTTACCGGAGTACGTGATGAAATACGTGCTGATTTACGGTAAGGGCGACTGGGTGCGGAAGGTCGAAGGTTCACACAATTTAGTGTAAGGATAAAATATGAATGATGTCTCAGCAACCGGCCTTGCACTGGTAGTACAGGCCAGCAAAACATTCCCTTCCGGGATTTTTATCACGCAGTTTGCGGACGATGCGGATCCGCTGGATTTACCGGCGGTGGATATCGCGCAGACCGGTATGGATATCAACGGTAATCTCGTGAGCTGGTCAACGCCCACACCGCAGACTGTCACCATTAACGTGCTGGCCGGCAGTGAGGAAGATCAGAACCTGGCGATTCTTCTGGAAGCCAACACGGCGAAAAAAGGCCGCCGTCATGCCGGTGACATTATCACTATGGTGGCCTCTTACGGTGACGGCTCCACCACTACCGCCCGTAACGGCAAAATTACCAACGGCAGCCGGGGGAACTCTGCGGCCAGTGCCGGGCGTCTTAAATCAAAACAGTACACCTTTGTGTTCCAGGATTTTGACTCCACGCGTAATCGTTAATCACCGGCGGGCATGTCCCGCCTTTTTTTACGGAATAAAACATGCTGATTAAACCGAAAGAAGTTCAGATTAAAGATGTGGACGGTATTGAAAAGGCATTTGTCATCAGCCGTCTGCCTGCGGTGACCGGCCGGGAAATCCTTGCCAAATATCCGCTGTCCAATGCCCCGAAAATCGGGGATTACGAAGTCAGCAAAGAGGCCATGCTGAAAATGATGGCGTATGTATGCGCAGTGGCTGACGATGGTGAAGAGATTCCGTTAAAGACACAGACGCTGATTGATAACCATGTGCCTGATGGTGAATCCCTGATCCGTCTTGAGCTGGAAATGCTGAGGTATAACACCAGTTTTTTCGGGACCGGCGGGAACTCCGGCTTCCTGCCTTTCCTCATCAGCAGGGTCGGCAGTTCACTCCCGTCAGTTATAAAAACGCTGATGGCTTCTTTGCAGTCATCATCAGCGAAGGATTCGCCACCCTCACCGAACTCAAAACCACAGTAGATCTGGAAGAAGCGATGGACTTGTGGGAAATCGCGATCATTAACCGCTACAACGAAGCGCTGGCCGCTTCAAAGGACCGATAATGTCATTGATGGATACCTTTGTTCAGGTCTTTGAATTTGATACCCGGCAGGCTGACAGTGCATTTGACCGTGTGCAGCGTTCAACGGATGACATTATCGACGGGATGAAGCAGGCGCAGACTGCCGCGCAGCAGGGGGCTGATTCTCTCGGCGGCGTGTTCACTGAACTCTGGCAGTCATTACAGGGGCTGTCCGGTGAGCACGCTGTTGATTTTTCCACGAATGCGGCTGATGTGGCAGAGCAGACCGGGGCGGTAAAAGCGCAGGTGGATGCGGTAACCGATTCCCTGTCTGAACTGGAATCTCAGCAGGCGGGATCTGATGCCAAATGGCAGGATATTCAGGCCTCACTGACGGGTACGGAGGCCGGTTATCAGGCGCTGGTTCAGGCAGTGGCAGCACTGAGCAGTGACACCGCCGTTCTGACGGATGAGGAGAGTCGCGGTAATGCAGTCCGGCAGCTGGCCGGTGGCATCATTAAAGCCCTGCAGGGGGATTACCGTGAACTTGGCCGGATTGCGGAGGAAGCCGGTAAAAACAGCGTTGCAGCAGGCCGCAGCGAAGTCGCGGCACAGAAAAAAGTACAGGATGCACTGAGCAAAACAGACGTACAGTACCGGAAGGCCGGTGAATCTGTGGCCGGATTTGCCAAAAAAGCCCTGGCAGCCGTCGGCCTGTTTATGAGCGCATCTGCCCTTGTCGGTGAATCCGTTGCCCGTGCCGCTGAAATCGAATCCCTGGATAAATTCGGCAAAAAAATCAATGTTGCCACGGCAGATGTGGATGCCTTTGCCGGCTCAGTGGCTGAACTCGGCGGTACCCGTGAGGCGGCGCAGTCAGACATGGAAGCGATGGCGAAATCATTCGGGTTTGCCGGTAACTCCATGGAAAAAATCCTGCGGACGGCTGACAAAGTGCAGGGTATGAAATTCGATAAGGCCAAAGCCACACTCGGTGCGCTCGGTGTGTCGGATGATAAAACCGTTGAGCTGATGATGAAAGGCCGCAAAGAACTCGAACGGATGATGGGGGTGCAAAAGGAATATTCCGGCATCACCAGAGAGAGCATTGAGCAGTCTGTCAAATTCAACAAATCCATGCAGAGTTTTAAACAGTCTTCCGGTCTGCTGAAAAACAGCTTTCTGGAGATGGTGATCCCGATCCTGGCAACCGGCCTGGAATGGGTCAGTAAATTTGTCGGCTTCTGCAAAGAAAACAAAACCCTGATCACGGGATTTTTTATTGCAGTCGGTATCGCACTGGCAACCTATTACGTTCCGCCGATGCTCGCGGCTGCGGCGGCCACACTGGCGGCAACATGGCCGATTATTGCCATTATTGCGGTCATAGCCCTGCTGGCGGCAGCGTTTGCGCTGGTGTATGACGACATCATGAATTTCATCGACGGTAACGATTCGATGATTGGCCGGATCCTGGATAAATATCCCGGACTGAAAGCCGTCATTCTGGCGCTGTGGGACGTTTTCAAAAAACTGTTTAATTTCATTATTGATGTTGCCGTTATTGTCGGCAAAGCGGCAGCTGATGCTTTCAATCTCATTATTGACGCCGGTAAATCGTTGTGGAACTGGCTGCTCGGTTTTATCAAAAGTCTGGGGAACTGGGGAAAAAGCTTTCAGGGGGTTTTCGATAACGTCTCCAATGCTGTGGTTGGTATTTTCAAATGGCTGTGGAAACAGATAGAAGCTTACCTTGGCTGGATCAACAAAGGGCTGAATAAGATTAAAGAGGGCTGGGCGGCCTTTAAAAGCTGGTTTGGTGCCGGTGATGATGATATTGAGGTTGAACAGACCGTTAACCGCACGGTGAATGAACAGAGGCAGATTGGGTACGACATGCCACCTGAAAAAACGATCAGTGAGGAGGACGCGGCAAAAATGGCGCAGGCCATGACCGCACATCTTTACGGTGTGTCAAATGACCCGATGAACCCTGTCACCAGTCAGGCGATCAGCAATCAGTCGACGACCAGTAATGAAACAAACATCAGTATCGGTGAACTTAAGGTCGAAACACAGGCAACGGATGCGCAGGGTATGGCGGCGGGAGCCAAAGATGCGCTCGGCTCTCAGTTGCAGGACTTTGGACATCAGACAAATACGGGGCTGGGGAAATGATTACGGAAGTGAAGATATTTGATACGGAATCCTTCACTACGCTGTTTGAGTCAGTAAATCCCGTTCAACTGAACGTCCGGGATGAGCATAAGGCGACGCAGTTTCAGGTGGAATCCGGTGAAACCCGCAGTGACCATGTTGTGATTAACCCGGTGGAAATCGGTATGGATCTGATACTCACCGGCGAACTGAAAGATGCTTTTGAAGCCATGCAGCAGGCTTACGATCAGCATCAGCTTGTCGGTATTCAGACCAGGGTAAAAACCTATCAGCCGATGCTGATAGTCAATTTTTACCACGATGAAATCCCGGATATGGCGGACGCGGTGAAACTCTCCCTGCGCTTTACCGAATGGCGGACGGTTGAGCCGGAATACGGTGAACTGCCGCCGCGTAAAGTCGCGAAGAAAGAGCAGAGCAGCACGGTAAACCGGGGGAAAGTCCAGACAAAAGAGGCGGACACTGCCACGAAGAAAAAAGGGTCTGTTGCAACCCGTATCGCAGATGGTGACTGGAGTCTTTCATGAAAATCATACCACTGAATGCGGCTCCCAATCAGCGTCTGCGGGTTACCCTGGACGGACGGGAATGGGAGCTGACGATTAAAGCCGCGCGGCGTGTGATGTGCTGTGATATCCGGTGTGATGACCGGGTGATTGTTCAGGGGATGCGTATTGTTCCGGGGCAGCCGCTGATACCGTACCGCCATCTCACTCACGGCGGTAATTTTGCCCTGCTGACAGAGGGGAATGAACTTCCGTGGTGGGAACTGTTTGAAAAAACACAAACACTGATTTATTGGGGGAGCGATGATTGATTTGCGCCGGGTCCGCTGCGGCATTGAACTTAACGGGCGTATGCAGTGGTATGAGGGATTGCGCATCCGGGCCGGGGGCACCAAATATGCCAATGCGCTGCAGAACGAATGCACGGTGAATATCGACGGACTGAACGCGGAAACCCGTACCATGCTGCTGACCGAAACCAGTCCGTTCGCCGGCAATAAATCCTCACCCCGGATTGTTGTTGAGGCCGGTCGTGCCGGTACCGGTATTTTCCGGATCTACACCGGTGATATTGTCAGTGCCGAAATCTCATCACCGCCCGATGTGACGCTGACACTGAAGGCGAAAACCGGCAATGCCAGCGCCCGGGATATTGTGTCACCGGAAGGCAGGCAACTGGCAAAAATGAGTGAGATTGCCGCTGATATTGCCCGTGACTGTAACGTGACACTGAATTTTCAGGCAACGGATAAAAATATCGGCAACTGGTATTTCTGCGGTCCGGCGCTGAAACAGGTTGAGCGGTTGCAGGAAGCCGGAAATGTAAAAGCGTTCATTGATGATGATGTCCTGTATGTCAAAGACAGTGATAAGGCACTTTCCGGAAGACTGCGGATCCTCAGTCAGAAAAGCGGCATGGTCGGTATACCGAAAGCCACGGAGAAAGGCGTTGATGTCACCTACCTTATCGACGGGGAATCATCCCTTGGTGGCATGCTGCGTCTGGACAGCAAATACAATCCCGCCCTGAACGGGGATTACATTATCGAGCAGCTCAAATTCGATATTGCTTCTCACGACGATCCTTTCTTTTATCAGGCAACCTGCAAACGGGCCTGACACGGGCAAAACAATGAACAAACCAAACAGTGACCAGGCGAATGACGGCAGTCTCGCCGGGCAGTTTATGGCTGCGTTCCGTAATCTGCTGATGAATATTGATGACATGCTTCCCGCCACCGTAGTGAGTTACGACGATGCGACAAACCGGGCGGTAATAAAACCGCTGGTGATGATGGTCACCACGGAAGGGAAGCGGATCGGGCGTGGCACACTGCCTAATATCCCGGTATTCCGGTTCGGCGGCGGCGGGTTCTTTATCCGGATGCCGGTAAAGCCGGGGGATTTCGGCTGGCTGAAAGCGAACGACCGGGATATCAGCCTGATTTTTCAGCGCGGCGGCCTGGAGGATGAACCGAATACGGCCAGGCTGCATACATTCAGTGATGCTATGTTTTTCCCTGACACGCTCAAAGGCTGGGTGATCGACGGCAAAAACGCGGACGCACTGGTGGTGCAGTCAACAGACGGTTCTGTGTGCTTATCCCTGCATAATGATAAAGCAGTCTTTGACGGCCCGAAATTTATCTCTAATGCGCCGGAAAACGAATTTAACGGCAATGTGATCGTCAACGGCAACCACGCCGTAAACGGTAACAGTGAATCAAACGGCGGCACTATGACGCATAACGGTAAAAATATCGGGTCTACCCATAAACATTCCGGTGTTCAGGGTGGCAATAGTGATTCAGGAGAGCCGGTATGAAGACCTTTGATGTGAACGGGAATAATGATCTGTTCACCGGAAACGACGGCAATATTGCCATTGTCAGTGGTGAACCGGCGGTAAAAAACGTTTGTGCGCAGTATGTGAAAGCGCTGTGCGGGGAAATGCTGCACAAGCTGGATAAGGGGATCCCGTACTGGAAAACTACCTTCGGGCGACAGGCTGATCTGCCGCTGTTTGAATCCGCGTTCCGCGAGCGTATGCGGGAAATTCCGCAGGTGACCGCCGTGGTGTCATTCAGAGCCACGCTGAATGATAACGAACTGAACTATGTGGCTGTCCTGCAGACAGAATACGGGAGCATTACGTTAAATGGCTGACTATAAATACATTACCTCATCAGGTGTGATTATTCCGGATACCGCAGAACTGCGGGCGGCAGTTGAGGATGAATTCAGAGCCGTATTTGGTCAGGATCTGGATGTCTCCCCGGAAACCCCGCAGGGGGCGCTGATCACAATGGAAACGGAAAACCGTGATGCGGTAGTCCGTAATAATGCGGAACTGGCAAACCAGATTAACCCGGACATTGCCGGCGGTGTTTTTCTGGATGCCATCTGGGCGCTGATGGGCGGGCAGCGATGGGATGCCACTCAGTCGATACTGACGCAGGTTGAATTCGGCGGTGTCCCCGGAACTATCATCCCGAAAGGTTCACTGGCTGAAACGCGGGCCGGTGATCAGTTTGCCACAACAAAGCCGCTGATTATCGGTAAAGACGGGAAAATAACCGGCGATATGCGGGCGGTTGAAACCGGCCCTGTTGAGTGTCCGGCCGGTAAATTAAACACGGTGGCAAGTTCGGTTCTCGGCTGGGAAACGGTATCCAACCCGACCAGTGCGGTATTGGGGCGAGTTGCTGAATCTGATTTACAGTCCCGCCGCCGCCGGAAACTGACACTGGCAAAAAATACCGTCAGTGTCGGTGAGGCGATTACCTCCGCGTTATATGAGCTGGAAGGCGTCCGTTCGCTGGCATACCGCGAAAATTATACTGATACCCCGATGAGCCTGGACGGGATCACGCTGGTGCCGCACAGCGTATACGTGTGTGTTGAGGGTGGGGAAAGCGGGGAAATTGCCCGTGCTCTGCTGCGCACCAAAACAATCGGGGCGGCTTTCAACGGCAGTGAGGAGGTTGAGGTTCCAGAGCCGGTCAGCGGACAGACCTATACCGTAAAATTTGACCGCGCTAAAGAGATTGTCCTGTTCTGCCGCGTGACAGTGAAAAAAACATCACTGGATGCGCAGACGGTTATTCCGGCGGCGGTTGAGTCATGGGCCCGGGGCGAAACCGAAGGGGATGGCGGGCTGGTTGTCGGCCGCGAAGTTTCCCCGTTTGAAATATCGGCCGGTATTAATGCTTCTGAGCCTCGTCTGTTTGTCACACGGGTGGAACTGTCCACCAACGGCACGGACTGGTCATCCGATACTTACCCGGTAAAGCTGACTGAGGTTGCCAGAATCAGCCGCAGTGCGGTGCAGGTGGTATTTGTATGACACAGACTATTCAGCAGTTAACATTTCACTCCGATCTTCTGAGGGCTATCCTGTGGCAGTACGAAGGAGCGGATAATCTGAAAGCGCTGGCCCGTTTTAAATCGGACTGGTTTGAACGGGCAACCGTCAGTTTCTGGCAGAACTGGTACCGCGATGTGTTTAATATCGATACGGCCGGTGATTTCGGGTTGTCGGTATGGTCCCGTATCCTCGATGTTCCGCTGGGGATCGATATTCCGCCGAGTGAAAAAGAAAAAATCGGTGTCGGATTCGGGAAAAAGAAAGCCAATTTTCGGGCAAACTTCCGGCGTAATGCGGATTATACCCTGTCGCTGACACCGGAGCAGAAACGGCTGATTATCCGGATGCGGTACTTTAACCTGACCCAAAGCCCGACTGTCACCAATATCAATGAATTTCTTAAGCGTTTTTTCTGGAATGAGGACAGTAAAGTCTTTGTGCTGGATCCGCTCGATATGACGTACATGTACTACGTCTTCAACTTTAATCCGGATGAGCGTCTGCGCGTTCTGCTTGAAAACTTCGATCTGATGCCGCGTCCGTCCGGGGTGGGTGTCAAATACCGTATTGTGGCTAAAAAAGCCTTCGGCCACGGCGAACATCGTAAAAACTTCCTGGAAAGTAACTTCGGAGAATAATCCCCCATGACAAAAACATTTAAAATCCCCTTTGCAACACAGGGGGATCGTACTGTTGTGCCTGATGAAGTACAGGCAGACGGCTCACTGTCTTACACTCAGGGCTACGGTTACGATTATGAACGTGATCAGGCGACGGATCCGGCCGCCAAAGATATCGAACGCGAGAAGATGAACAGTCTTTTCCATGATATTACCGGTGCAGTCGGGGAAATACAGGCGTTCGGAATGCCGGTGTGGGCGGAAGAGGGGAAACCCTATGCCATCCGCAGTGTCGTGTATCACAATAAAAAAGCCTGGCAATCAAAGATTGAAAATAACAAGACAGAACCGGCTGCCGGTACCGCATGGACGGAACTGAAAGCAGATATGACTGCCGGGGATGTCGGAGCCTACACCAAAGGTGAGGCTGATCAGAAATTTCAGCCGCTGGGTAATTATCTGCCTGCCGGTTACAGCTACTCAAAAGCTGAATCTGACACCAATTTCCAGCCGAAAGGAAACTATGCTCCGGCGGGTAATTACGCCATGAAAGGTGACAGTTACACCAAAGAAGAGGGGGATGGACGTTATCAGGCGAAGGGGAACTATGCGCCAGCCGGGGATTACGCCGTAAAAGGCGAAAGTTATACCAAATCAGAATCTGATAATAAATATCAACCGAAAGGAAGTTATCAGGCGGCGGGTTACAGTTATTCGAAAGCTGAATCTGACACCAATTTTCAGCCGAAAGGCAACTACGCCCCGGCGGGAAACTACGCGGTAAAAGGCGAGAGTTACACCAAAGCTGAGGGGGATCAGCGGTATCAACCAAAGGGAAGCTATCAGGCGGCTGGTTACAGCTATTCAAAAGCTGAATCTGATAATAAATATCAACCGAAAGGAAGTTATCAGGCGTCGGGTTACAGTTATTCAAAAGCCGAAAGTGATGGACGTTATGAGAAAAAAGGAGCAGCGAAAGGCTGGCGATGGGTTGGGGGCGCCGGAAATGCCAGCAGCTCGATATCCATGTCAGAAGATGTCAGAGGTAAGCAACTCTATTTCCAGTTGACAGGATCCGGCGGGATTCACTGGACCACAGTATGCATGCCACCGGTTGACAATATAGGAACTCAGTTTCACCAGGGCAATACCGGATATGGTATTGTATGCACACAAAATGCAGGAAGGACATTGAAGTCAGTAGGTGGTCAATTTATGGAGTGGTCATCTGTTTATGTAGCGGACTAAAAGAAAAGGCACGTGGTATAACTACGTGCCATAAATTGTATTAGCCCAGACTTGATCTGATAGTTTTCACTAGCAGCACACAATCAAATCTGACAGTCTGCTTTGAGCGAGGAGCGGGCCCTAGATTACTGTATATTCTCTAAATTTGAATGCTACGGTTATCAGGATACTTACACAATTACGGGATTATACTGGAATGACTGAGGATTGAGCGGAGCAAAGCTTATCGCCTGAATCCCCAGTTTATCAGGAAGGGTACTGTTAGTAATAACAAAAGATCATTTAAAAACGAACCGGCGTAATATAGGGCGGAAAGGTATAATCCATCTGCTGACCGACAGTACCCGTCTTGTGCGGGTTTTACTCTTCCTGTGGTGGGTTTTGTTTAAAGTAAAAGATTATTTTACTTTCTTCAGCTGAGCTTTCAAAACTGAAACTGAAATTTTTAAAGTTGTCACCTAGACCGTTTTTATCAAATTTTTGACAACTCAAGTTTCCCCACATATCCTCACAGCATATCGAAAAAGACGTGGAATCTACTTTCCTTCCGTTAAGTAAATAATTACCAAATGATTCTTTAGATAATGTGTTTGATATTCCAGCAAGAAGTGATAATTCAACATCATTATCGTTGCATTCAACTCCAATCCATTGGTGTATTTTAAAAGTTATTTCATTAAAATTAATTCCGTTTATTGTTATTTTTTTTGCGTCAAAATCGGGAGCTATTTTTTGGGCTTGAATAGAAGATTGCAATATTAAAGCGAATTGAGATCTCGTTAAACCAGATAGGAAATCATTATTTTTTAAAGTGTCTTGAATGACATCTGTAAAACTTGATATTTTGATGTTGTCATCGTTAATGAAATCTTTAAAAACATCAGAAATACTAAGGTGGTCTTTTAAGTATTTAGTCTCTGTGTGTTTGAAATAGTAACACTTGTCAGAAATGCAGAGTACACTAATGGCGGGGTTTGTTAAGAAGTTAACATCGCTATCATAATATCTACTAAGTTCGTTTTTTTTTGCGTTACTTGAAAACGCAAATAGAACAGTGGGAGAATGCCCGCCAATTGATCGAAATTTTCTAAATTTTTCAATTGTTGTTTTGAGCTCTTTTGCTGTTAAAGATGATTTAACCTCAATGTTATATCTAACTGCCTCTACAGGGACGAAGGCGAGTTCATTATTTATATATGGTGGCAGGATTTCATTATCATAAATGATAATATCAGTTTCATTTGACTGCTCTCCAGATGAGTTTTCAATTATACCTTTTGAAATCTCATACTTCCTTGGAATAACGTCTTTAATTATGTTTATCAATTCTACTTCGTTTAATCCACCCTTTACGCCTTGATGTTTAACGTTTCTATTTACAGCAAATTCTTGCTTCAATGTTTTTATCCTAGATGATATTTTCTCGGAAATAATGCTCATGTTAATGTCTCACCGGGTTAACTTATTTTCTCTGATTTTAAAACTTATGAACTATACAGCTTATTATTAGGTCTGCTTTTGTAGGCCTTTAACAATAACATCTACGGCAAGCTTATATGCTTTTAGTGAAATCCCCCATAACTCATTTGTATCAATATTCCCACCACAAACTAAAGCAACCAGTTTGCTATCTTCACCGATAATTGGTGCACCGCTACAACCTTGGAAATGTTGGTGGCCGGGATGATTGAAAGGAAGTTTAAAATAATGATAGTCACCTTCGGTACGAAGATACTCAAGACCAGTATAAATGCGGGATTCAGTAACCAGATAATTATTTTTCCCGCACTGATCTATTGATGGCTTAACAAGCCCACTAAAACCATACTTAGTGTTTGCACATGGTTGATTTTCTAAAGACGATGTCAGTGTGGAAATATATTCTTCAGAAAGGATTTCAGCAGTGCTCGGGTTTATTTCTTGGCGTTTGGCAATTGTTGATTCTGGCACTTCAACGTAGGAAAAATCAACATCCACAATTTCCGAAGTATTTATGTTGATTTTCCTTAGAAAGTTGACTCCTCCTAACCTGTATAATTCTGTACCTCGATTAGGAACATACTGTTGCTGAATAGCCCACACTTCACCATTTCCAGTTGCATGCTGGACGGATAGAAGCAATTTTTTTTCGCCATACCTTACAAAACACCCCGAAGCTATCCCTGTTGGAAGGCCTCTCACGTTAGTAGACACAAGCGGAACGGTGGATATCCAGAGTTTTCTTTCAAAATTTCCATTCATATGCTGATCGTCCTTTTGCAAAAAAACAACAGAAAATACATGCTTTAATTAAGATGTAATCTGACTGTTTACATTATGTTATCCAAAATTAAACTGGCTCAGTGGCATCTATAATGCAATGTGTTTCTTGAGATTTATGATATATCAATCGAAATAATATTTATAGGCAATGTGTATGCTAGATGGGAGAAATTTAACTCAGTGAATACATCTGTAATTTTAGTTAGTGGCTGAATGAGCATTCTCTAACGGAAGCATCCAAAAAGCTAAAGATACCTGTTTATGCCAACGTCCGCTTCTGGCACAAAGCGGCCTGTCAGATTAGGTTTAGATCTGTGCCGTAGCTGTGTCAGATTAAATCTGAGCTAATACACATAAATCATTTCCGGAATATAATGCAGTATAAAGGGAAAATATTCACAATATTTCATCGTACAGCGAGCTATTATATTGATAATAAACACATGATTTATTATCTTATATTGTGAATATTGCCGTTAACTAATTGATATTCATATAATAAGCAATGAATTTAAAATCCCTCGGCCGCAAGGCTGTGCGGGTTCAAGTCCCGCTCTGGGCACCATATAGAAATTCATTGATTTATCAGTGAGTCAGAGTTAAAAGAGAGCGACCTTTACGGTCGCTTTTTTTGTGACTAAAATCACACTTCGCTACTGTTTCGCTATTAACTTTCGCTATTAATCCCCTTGTTTTGTTCTGTTTTTTGGGCCGCCGACGATCGGTACAACCTGAACTTTTCTGTCATATCTGGCTGTCTGAGTAATGCTTTTATGCCCGGATATTGTTTGTTTCTCCTGCAGCGTTCCTTCCAGATCTGATATGCCTTTGGCCTTTAAATCGTGGACAGTAAAATCAAATGAGACATCGGGATAATTTTGAATGGCAGCCTCTCTGGCCACCAGCCAACGGCTGTTAAATCCATCCCTGGTATATTTCCCCCATTCTGTTGATGGACAACATAAAGGCAAGATATTCCAGGTTTGTTTGGCAAGGTTTCAGCCATTTTTATGACTTTAGGCAATCTGTCAGTCCAGCCTTTAATTTGTTTCTTGCGGGAACCCCGGAAACGGAAACCATCTTCGCGGATAAGGGGGGATGTCGTTTTCATTCAGCAGACCGGCATCATTTGCTGTACAGACCATGCCGATAACGGCCGTGCTGACTGTGCGGATTGGCCGGGTACCGTTATTGTGCTCAATAACACGCACGCCGTGGTGATATTTTTGTGACATAGAAATTCCCTTTATTGAGATTTTCTATGGTGTTATTGATGTGATTCTGTGTCTTGTTGCCGGTGTTGTAGAAGGCGGGAATACAACAATCAGTCCTGACATTGCGGGCATAAAAAAGGCTCCCGAAGGAGCCTGTTTTCAATAAATGAATCAGATAGGCTTAGTGACAACCTGACCGGACTGTTCGGCTTTTTTCTTAGCCAGCAGGAAACGCTGAAGCATTGCATTCTTCTGCGCTTTGATAGCGGCATAGTCAATCTCAGTGTTTTTCTTAGTTGTCCGTTCGTATAACATAACAAGCCCCTTCTATATGTGCGTCCAGATTTCTGGCTGCGGCATAGCGTCTTATAAGTTTATCGTATACACGACGTAACTCTTCGCGGTATGCCTGGAAAGTTAATATCCGGATATCTTCAGTTTCAGCTATCCGGAGAATGATGTCAACTAATGTACTATAAAGGTAAAGTGCCTCTGACGCGGTAAGATCCGGTGCGCCGGGCGGCTTTTCAAACATGGTGTCACATTCTTTATTATTTTCAGCATCAATATTATAAAAACTGATAACGCTGATGGTGAGGGTAATTAGTTCATCACCAAATAATTTATAAAGAATATTATTGTCAGACTCATTTTTGCAAAAAACTAACCGGAAGGTTATCCGGCGGGTATCATCACCAGAGAAAACGTAATTAATATCTGTGTATCTGAATACATCAAATCCCTGTAGTTCATCATGTAAAATGTAATGCGAATGACGCGGCATCTTAAACTCGTGTTGTTTGTGTTATGCCGGAAATAATACATTAATATTTATATTATCGTCACCCGGGATGTGTGTTTTTTGTTAGAAAATAATTTTTATGGGGATGGAATACTTACCTTATTTACTGGTTTATATTATAATTATTTTAAAATCAATTAGTTGTTTGATTTTTGTAATAATTTTAGTGATATGGGGCTTGATTTACATTTACTCTTGATAACAAATCCCGGACGAAACATATAATTTATTAAATGAACTTTGCGTTTGGCTTGTTCTGCTACGGATGAGGAAAGGGCTGTGATTTATGCAGAGGAGGATGGTTTTGTGGTGCAGGAAATCTCGGTTTAATTCATGCATGCGATAGACATATAAAATAAAATCTTAAAATAGATTATATATTTAATTTATTCTGTGGGAATTAATGGATAATCAGGCGAACAAATTTTTAATTTTCATTTATTTTAATGTACATAATTATTATTTTTTATTGTTAGTT